TGATATATTCAAAGTGTCGTTTGAACCTGATCGTTATTCAGCTGTGAAGATCAAATTCAAACCATCGGAAGACATGAAAGAGATTACAACCAGTATCTTCAGCACCGGTAAAATAATCATCACAGGGGCTGAGACCCTAAAAGAAATCGCGTTCGCTTACAGGATCATCAATCAGCACATCAACGAAAATAATCAAATTCGGGTTTCTCCAACAGAGGATACAGATGTTTTTGATATTTACCTTGGTTATGAACGTGATCCCATGATCAAACACTTGAGGGAAAAAGGTTTCCAGTCTTGGATGCAAACCATTACCAACCGCAGAATTAATTTCTAAATTTATAATAACACACTATGTCTCAACGACTTGGAATGGCGGACGGCAGGTGCTTTACTGTGCAAACATCAGCCCAATTACTTAACAATCACATCATGAAGAAAAATGGAATCACATTCGAGGATAATTACTCTTTCAGGCAACTTCTTCAAAAACAGGGGCCCACCGTGATGAAGGCTGTTCAGGCCGAGCAGGGGACGGGTAGTTGCAACACCTGCGACAAACCCCTATTGAAAACACCCAACACGTATTAAGTGAGAAAAATCTTCAAAAAAACTTTACACCAATACTCTAGAATGCATACATGTTCTATATGTCTCAATGACGTCAGGGCTACGAGGGCAAATCCTCGGCTCAGATGTGGACATGTGTTTCATTCCCACTGTCTAGAGGAATGGAAAAAAAAAGGTAAGAATACGTGCCCAATATGTAGAAAGATATTCGATACTACAAAGTTTAAGGTGGTAGTGACGATACAAAACAATGTTACAGTAGCTTCAAACTCTGTGACATTGACTGAAGATTCGATATTTAGCGTTTTAGATATATTTGATATTAATTTTGATATTGAAACCCTACCTGATTTAGACAGTATTCTTAGTGACCTTGGGGTGAGTCTTTCCGACTTTGATTCCTCTATTCTTGACACAGAATGAACTACAGTATCTCTCATAGTTCAGGCCAGGGTAGTTTCTCGAACACTTGCGAGGATCCTTAATGATTTTACCCTTTGCGTCGGTTAAAAGTGGACCGGTAGCCCAGCCACGTTTATGACTAAACACATTAGCCTTGAACGTTATACGCTTACCTACCTTGAAAGCACCTCCCCTTTTAATCCTCGATTCAGGCACTTTGAAAAATTTAGCCACTGACCCGATTGTATCACCCAGTTTGATCTTATACTCAATTACACCATGCTGTTTATAGAAGTGAAAATCACCCTGTCTGATATAGTTTGAAGCCCTCCCAGGTGAAACGAACATCATGACTTTGAAGTATCCTTTTTTACATTTTGTCGTTGCACCCGTCTTGTACACCTTTTTGGGGTTGTCTGATATTACGCGCTTAGGGAGTCCAGTGCAATGGGTATAGTTGTGGTTTCTACTCGATAGACCAGAACGATCACCTGGTATAGATTTCTGCCATCTGTACGACTCGTAATCACCTACCGCGTACGCGTAACAATTATTGTTATCAACACCTGTCGAAGATCCCCACCGTCTAGAAGTATATTTACTTTCGTTGCCGCTCAGGGGGAGGTGTTTCATCGTACATTGTACTCAGAAAAAAATATTTACTTTTATTAAATGTTACACTCCGGGAATGCCAAAGCTCAAAATAGGTCAGAAATGCTTCGGGAACTTCTGATGTCTGTGCTCAATCTTCTGATCACCACGTTAGTCCTCCGCCTTGTGTGGAACACGACCCTCGTCAAGCACATCGACATCTTGAAGCCCATCAAAACACTCTTTGACGCGTTCATCCTCTCTCTTTCCATTCAGGTTGTGAGAGGTATCTAAAATTCTTTATACCCTACAGTCTTTTTACCGGAGGGATCTACAGTAGTCGGGAAGGCGGTCATACCATCACATCCACCCTTGTCACAATCGACGAAGGTGTATGGCTTTCCTGACTTTTTCATATAGTCCAACTGTTTACGAGTCCAACCACAACCCATGGTCCCGTAAATAGTATATTTAGGTCCACCCATCTTTTTGGGGGAAATTTGATACAGTGTCAGTACGACAATTAAGATTAGAGCGACGATGAGAAACATTTATTATGAACTAAGATTTAATTTTCGCATTTTTCTGACCATCGATTCAGTTTTTGCCCACTGATTGATACCATTTTTCTTCAACGCCTTCTCATACGACGCCCTGTATTTGTAAACACGCTTCTTCCCATCCACATTCGTAAATTTGTATTCAGGTCTCTTAACAGGTTTAGACACCTTGAAAGCTGCAACCGCACGCGCATACGCATTCTTACCACCACTTGTTTTGGGTGCGGGCGCTTTAGTGATGATGACTCTCTTAGTGGGTCGTTTGAGGATTGTTTTGAGGACTGACATGACTCGACGTTCCTTTATCTCACCGGTGAAAAAGGGGTCTCCCAAAACTTTCTTAAATCCCGGGATATCCCCCTTACCCTCGTTGAAACCAAGACGACGTATAATCGTGTAATTTCCAGATTTACGTTTCATTAACACAACACCTAGATACTTCGTAGGGATGAGAGACCTTATAAATTGATGTATCTTACGCTCATCCCCATTTTTGGGTCTAACCACTTTATCCCAAATGGTATTCAGGAAGGTGTGTAAATCATATAGGGGGTGGGATGTCTTGGATATTCCCACATGTTCGTATCCACCGGATGAAACCATGGGATTGGATATCCTAGGAAAAACCGATAATCCAAAATCAATCATAACAGCTTCAACACCACCATTTGAGATCTTGTACGATTGATTTTCCCCCAAACGTATCACGATGTCCTTAGTTGGCACGGGGCGTATGAGAACGTTACCACCGTGAAGATCGTGATGTCTGAATGTAGGGAATTTCTGTCTGATTCTGTACAGGTTATACAAAATTTGGAGCATGACAGACTTTATCGCTTCTAGGGACGGGCTGCTAGTATTCCACCAAGTATCGAGATCTTTACCGTTGATGAGTTCTAGATAAAGAATGTCCACACCGTCACATTTCTTGTACAGATACATTTCGGGAACACCGTAACTTTTCAAACGTTTTGCAACCTTGTATTCGAACGCGGCTGACCCAATTGAATTCTTCTTCGTGTCTATCTCTTTATAGGCGACATATCGACGACCATTGTTGTTTATACTTCCCTTGTATACCTTACCGTATTCACCCTGACCCAATATCTGGCCTTTGGTGGTCTTTAAAAATTTACCTGGCGTGCAAGCCTTCTTACCACGCAACACTTTCTTGAGATTTCTCTCGATGTTGGTTGACATCTAATTTATTATCTGTATATATTTTAATAATGAGTGTTGAAATTGTCACTTATGCCAATAAGTCGCAGGGTATGTTTGAAGAATTGGTTAACAATAAGTATGATGTGCCCATAAAAGTATTAGGTTGGGGTACGAAGTGGAATGGATTCACAGACAAATACAAGGGAATGTCTGAATACCTAGAGACTAAGAGGGATGAAGACATTGTCATTTTCTTGGATGGTTTCGATACCAAGATAAATAAAGACCCTCACCATGTCGTAGAATTATTTGAAAAGTGTGATTGCAAGGTGTTGGTGTCAAAAAATCCACCATGGCCTTTTCAAAAATTAATATTCGGGACATGTGATGAATCAATTGCTAATTCTGGAATGTACGTGGGATACAGCAAATATCTCAAAAAGTTTATAGACGAAGCTTTGAAACTGAAATGTAAAGACGACCAGAGAAATCTCAACACAGTGTGTCATGGTAACGAATATATTAAGGTTGACAAGGGTGAAATTATTTTTAAAAATGTAAACCCATTCCAAAATGATATAAATCTAAACGCTATTTTCGTCTCGTATCCAGGAACTCTGGGTATAGATAGATACACTAGAGGGTTTTTCGAATACACACAATTTGTATATATATACATAGTGTGTCTACTCGTGGGTAGTTTGGTATTTTTTCCCAAGTACAAGAATCAAATCATCTCTGTACTTGTTGCGTTTTTAAGTTTTTATGTAGTGTTTGCTGACAAATCTTGTACTTATTGAATTACACATTTACTAGTTTCATTTCTACTCTCCAAAAAGCCACTGGCAATATTCGTTTCCTGTTCATACAACTCGTTGTAGAACATCTTGTCATATGTAAATTCAGACAACCGTGACTCAATCAATCTTTGTTCATAAATAACAACATTGTCATCCACGATCTGTTTGATGATGATACTATCACCCTCCTTGAAATATATAATCTCGAGATTTGTTCCCTCTTTGAAATAACTTTTCATATGTAATAACGTTTGATATTTATTTTACTATTTATTCTTCATCCACCTCATCCTCGATGTCATCAACATCCTCGTCACCAGCTTCTGGGAGGTTTAGACCCTGGAAAGCAAATGAAGGTAACTTGGCCGACTGCTCGAAAAGAGCCTGTTGAAGACGAATTGTCACGCCGAACTTGTTATCGATGAACCAAATCTGGTTGAGATCAATGATGGCCATAGCCTTTTGGCCCTTATCGATACTGTCAAGTGTCACCTGTTCCTTTTGCATCGAGTAGCACTCGGGAACAAATGTACCATCAGGTTTCGTGAGAACCTTGAGTTTGATGGTGGGTGCGTACTGCTCCTTACCGGGCTTTACGATCGGCTTGTAGAGGGCCTCCTTGAGAACAGCGACGTTGAACTCCTTACCGAGCCACTCCTTAGAGTTGTTGGCCACCGTGTTCACGATGATATCGTCAAGTTCCTTGAGCTTGGCGTGAAGTTCCATGGCTTCGGGGTTCTCAGAGTCGAAGGAAAGATCGAGGGAGTAAGAAGTCCGACCGGTACCCTCGTCAGTGAAGGCGCTCAAACCGTAAGGAGACCGCATGAAAGGGAATTGAATGTAGATTTTTTTGTTGTCGCCTGCGTTTAGGTAGACAGCTTTACCGCCATTCTTGTTCTTGCGAAGTTTTGAGAACTGCACAGAGGCAGCGGAGAATTCAGAGGATTGCTGGATAGAGAGCGACATTTGTAGTTGGTTATATATAATGTAGTAGTCATTTCTTTAATTAAATTAATTCTCTATATATTTTTCATTTTTTTTTCCCGATACGCCGTTTAGGGTTTTAGGGTTACAGGGAGCTACATCGAACGTGACGGATGGTTCCTTCATACTCGTATGAAATCTCGAGGTCGGGCGAGAACTCGCGTTTTAGATATTTTAGATATTCACCAGGACCCATTTTTTGATTTCGTCTTCTTCTTTTCAGTGTCTGTGAGCTCGGTGGCTTTAGGGTTTCTCGTCTCTCTCTCTCATCTAGAAGTTTCTTTAGCCATAAGTCCATTCTGACAATATCTTCACCAGACAATACCATATCTGGCCCGCGTGGCATCGGTTGGATTTTTCGATTCAGGCAATGTACAAAAGTTTTAGGATAACCCCCATGCCTTAAACCTCCGATGTATTCACTTTCTCCCAGGCGCGTGCGCCTCTCAAACCCTGAACGGTGTACGTCAAACCCGAAACCTGGGTCCTGGTGAATCCTCCCTCGAAGTAAACATATTCCATCGTCGAGTTCGTCGTCATCGCCGGGAAATTCCACCCAACGGGGGGTAAGTTCATTGCGAAAGTGTTCATACGCCTTCCAGTCGAACTCTATTTCACAACGACGCCAAACTCTATCTGCACCATCGACACGTCGCATAAATCCAGTGCTTCTACTTTTTTTCCAACGATCGTCAAACTGTGCGTAAAATTCCTTGTAATGCGCTTTTCTCTCTTTCTCATCTGGGATGGTTTCTCGTCTCTCTTTCTCATCTAGGAGGAGCTTCAGCGATAATTCAAATGCCTTCCTCGCCATTTTCATCACCGTTACGTGTTCCCCAACCACCCCACTGTCGATGTAATGTAGGGCCTGGCTACTCCTATCTCGAAGTAAACGTATTCCCATGTCGAGATCGGAGTCAAAAGCATACACGGCAGCGACCGCCCGATTCATCGTCATTCTCAAGCGCTCATCAGTAGAAGAAAACTCATCTCCATGGTACAGCCCTAGGGTTTCTAGTCTCTCTTTCTTACCCTCAAGTTTCTTTAACCATAATTTCATTTTGACAATATCTTGGGTTTTCCCTGTATCGGTGCATATGGGGCCCTGTTCTATCCTTTCTTCAAGTAATTCTATAGAATAGTCAAAAAAATCCCCGTCACCAACATTAACTGACTCGGGTAGGTTCGGGGGTTCTCCGAGATGTTTCACCCACCCTTCGATCAGTTTCAAGACTTGGGCATCGGATGCGGGTGTATTATCACACCGCCAACCTTTGCGATCGTGGCGGAGCCCTGGTCTTCTTTTTGACTTAAAATCGAGATTTCCCCAAGAATCGGGATTTTCCCAAGATTCATCATCGGATGTAGTCCATGGAGGATCGGGGATTTTTTCATCGTGTGCCCATGCCCTAAAATACATCGACAGTAGGGTTGGGGAACACGTATCGGTGTTGGACAATTCAGATTCAGAATCGGTGGATGTAGCAGATTCTTTGGATTCATCATCGGATTCAGAATCGGTAGGCCCTATAGGTAAATATCTAAAATATCGCTTGGGCATTTTGGGAGTTAAAACTCAAAAAAATTTATAGGTTAAGGGATTTTTCAAAAAAAGGGGGTAGTTTTTTGAAATCTGAAAAATTTGCTTTCACTTTTTCGTGCCCGACGGGGTGCAGCACGATTTAAACCAAAAATTAGGATTCACGAAAATTTCGAAATCGTGCCAGGTGTGGGTGGAAATGACGACTGATGGAAATTTTTGACCAAAATAGTCAATCGATGGACTTGGACCGTTTAGGTTATGGGTCCATCTTTGGGGGAGTACCTTTTTTTTTATAATTTTTTTTCAAATACTTT